GGGAGCGCAACAAGCGGCTCAAGGTCTACGACGAGTACTACCGGGGTGACCACCCGCTCCTGTTCGCCAGCAAGAAGTTCCTCGAGGCTTTCGGCGGCATGTTCGCCGAGTTCGCCGACAACTGGTGCGACCTCGTAGTCGACGCAGTTGAAGAGCGGCTGAACGTTGAGGGCTTCCGCTTCCGTGCCCCCAGCCAGCGCAAGATTCGCCGAGAGAACCCCGACCAGGATGCCTGGCGCATCTGGCAGACGAACAATCTGGACAGCGAGAGCCAGCTCGCTCACACCGAGGCCATCCTCAAGGAGGAGTCCTACGCCCTCGTCTGGGTTGGTCCCGACGACGAGCCGGTCATCACTGTCGAGGACCCCACCCAGGTCATCGTGGAGCGCCAACCCGGTGACCGCCGCAAGCGGGCCGCGGCACTGAAGGTCTTCCGAGACGACTGGACAGGCCGGGAGTTGGCAACCCTCTACCTACCCGGTCACCTCCACAAGTTCCAGCGCCGCGCCACCAACGAGGCCACATCCGGTGTCGCCGGCACCGGATGGCTTCCCCGCACCGGCGAGGGCGACACCGAGATCCCGAACCCTCTCGGCGTCGTGCCGATGGTGCCATTGGTCAACCGGCCTCGACTGCTGGTCGCCGGTCAGTCGGAGATCGTCAAGGTCATTCCCATCCAAGACGGGGTCAACAAGCTCGTCACCGACATGATCGTGGCCTCGGAGTACGGCGCCTACCGCCAGCGGTGGGCGACTGGCATGGACATCCCCGTCGACCCGGTGACCAAGCAGCCCATCGAAGACCTCAAGGCCACGATGAGCCGCTTCTGGGTGTCGGAGGACAAGGACACCAAGTACGGGCAGTTCGAAGCCACCGACCTGTCCAACTTCGTGACCGCCATCGAGATGCTGGTGCAGCACATCGCCAGCCAGACCCGAACCCCTCCCCATTACTTCTACCTCACCGGCCAATTTCCCTCCGGTGAGTCCATCAAGTCGGCGGAGACGGGCCTGGTGGCCAAGGCGCGCCGCAAGACCCGCAGCTTCGGTGAGTCGTGGGAGGACACCATCCGCCTGGCGTTCAAGGTCAAGGGTGACCCCAGGGCCAACGCCGTGGACGCGGAGACCATATGGGGCGACCTGGAGTCCCGCTCGGAGTCCGAGCACGCCGACGCCCAAGTCAAAAAGCAGTCCCTCGGCGTGCCGTGGGAGCAGTCGATGGAGGACCTCGGCTACAGCCCCCAGCAGATCGAGCGCATGAAAGAGATGCGACGCGAGGACGCTGCCCTCGGGCTCACGCCGAAGCCAGCACCGCCGGACGATCCGGCCGAGTAACCAACCCAGGCCAGGTGCGATTCCTGGCTTCCCCCACAAGGAGGCCGCGATGGCCCGACTCATGCGACGACTCTGCCGACAGCTCGGCGCAGTCCTGACTCTGCTCTGCCTGCCCTTCGCCCTCTTCGGCCTGATGGCTCTCGATGACGGCGGCGACGGCGATGGTGGTGACGGCGATGGTGACTCCGGTGACGGGGATGGTGACGACGAGAAGGACCTGAACGACGCCGGCAAGCGGGCGCTCGATCGGGAACGGGCAGCGCGGCGCGACGCCGACAGGGCACGGAAGGCGTCTGACCGCAAGGCCAAGGAGCTCGAGGACCGGCTGGCCAAGCTGGAGACCGATGGGAAGTCGGAGTCCGACAAGGCGATCGAGCAGGCCCGCAAGGAGGCCGAGGCCGAGGCCCGCAAGGATGAGCGGACCAAGGCAGACCAGCGAATCATCAGGGCCGGCGTACGTGAGGTCGCCGCCAACAAGCTGGCCGATCCCGCCGACGCCCTGCTCTACCTCGATCTGGAGGACTTCAGCGTCGGTGATGACGGCGAGGTCGACCGCAAGGCTATCGGAAAGGCGCTCGACGACCTCCTAAAGCTGAAGCCCTACCTCGCGGTCAAGGGCCAGAAGGGCACGACCCCGGGAGCAGACGGGGGGGCTCGCGGCGAGACCGGCTCGGGTCCTGAAGTCAGTCCCGGCATCGGTCGCCTGCGGCACGCCTACAGCACGACGAGCAAGAAGACCTAGTACCTGCCCGCCACTTCGACGGGCTGACCACAAGGAGAAACCCAGTGTTCCAGTCCGTGCAGTGGATCGCGACGGCCATGCTCGTCGTCCTCATCGCCTACCTGTTCGCCACCAAGGTCGACCACAGCGCCAGCGGGGCTGGCCTGTGGGCCCGCCTCACCTACCACCAGCTCGCCCCTGAGCGGGGAGCGCTGACCCTCGTCGAGGCGGCCAAGCTGTCTCAAGACGACCTCCAGCGCGGGGTCATCGAGACCTTCGTCATCGAGTCGGCCGTCCTGGACCGCATCCCGCTGATGCCGATCGAAGGCAACGCCTACGCCTACAACGAGGAGGCCGCTCTTCCCGGCGTCGAATTCCGTGCCGTCAACGCTGCCTATGCCGAGTCGACGGGAACGGTCAACCCCAAGAGCGAGCGCCTCGTCATCCTCGGTGGTGACGCCGACGTCGACCGCTTCATCGTCCAAACCCGTGGCAACCTGAACGACCAGCGGGCCACCCAGACCCGCATGAAGGTCAAGGCGGCCGTCTACAAGTACCAGGACGCCTTCATCAACGGCGACACCGCTGTCGACGCCAACAGCTTCGATGGCCTCAAGAAGCGCCTCACCGGCGCCCAGGTCATCGTTGCGGCCACCAACGGCATGGGGCCGGTCGCTGGCGGGCACGACTTCTTTGACGCCCTCGACGCCCTGATCGCCGCCGTGCCCGGTGGCCCCGACGCCCTGTACACCAACTCGGGCGTGCGGGCGAAGATCCGCTCTTCGGCCCGCCGGCTGGGCGGGTGGGACACCTACACCGAGATCGAGACCAGCAAGCCGATCGAGCGATACAACGGCATCCCCCTGCTCGACATCGGCACCAAGGCCGATGGGACCGCCATCATCCCCCAGACCGAGACGCAGGGCTCGTCCAACGCCTCCTCGTCGATCTACGCCGTGCGATTCGGCCAGGACGAGACCGACCAGGCCGTCACCGGGCTGGACAACGGCGGCATCGACGTCCGGGACCTGGGCGAGATCGACGCAAAGCCGGTCTACCGGACCCGCATCGAGTTCTACTGCGGCCTCGCCGTCTTCGGCCGGGGCGCTGCCCGCCTGACCGGGGTGCTCGCCGCCTGATGCAGTGCTCGGCGTGCGGTTCTGAGTGGTGGATCGAGCAGCGGATCATCCGGCCATCGGCCGCCCCGTCTGCCGATCTCCACCTCATGACCCACCCCAAGGAGACGCAGTACCGCCTCCGCTGCGCCGAATGCGGCGCGGCACCTACCACCAAGGAGAACAGCGATGCCGAAGACCGAGACGACCGCAACCGCCAAGGCCAACGCCCGGCTCGAGCACAGCAAGGGAGGCGTCACCACCAGGGATGACGCCACTGACGTGGGCGTCCCGATGCTCCCCGGAGACGCGTCGGAGCCCCAGGGCCCGGAGGACGCACTGGGTATCGGCCCCAAGCGCGGCGACTACACGAACCGGCTGGGTGGGTCGTCCTACCAGCCCCACGAGACGCTGCCTGTCACCGACGCCAAGGAGGGCGAGTCCAGGGTACGGATCGAGGCCCAGCACCCCCGCGCCGAGGACATCGGTGAGGCGAAGGGCCTGAAGGGCGGAGTCAACAGCGCCAGGTGACCGCCACCATCATCGGCCCGGGTGGCGCGGTCGACGTCACCGACCGCGCTGCCCGACTCCTCGGCCGGGTCACGGTGGAAGGTGGCCTCGGTGGCGGCTCGACCGACGGGGCCACCGAGGCCACCTTGGCCGAGGTCCTGACCGAGCTGACCACCAAGTTCGAAGCTGGTCAGGCCGTAGCCCTCGACGCGAACACCCTGGCAGCCCTGGAGACGATCACCGCGGTCGTCTCCGGTGTCGTTGCTGTCGCCAACCTCCCCGACATCCAGCCGGTCTCCGGCACGGTGGCCATCTCCAACCCCACGGCCAACCCCGAGACGGGCCTGGCCAAGGATGCCACCCTCTCCACCCGGGCGTCTGAGACGAAGCTGGAGGCGGTGCGCTCGCTCCTGGCGGCAACCTTGGCCGTGGCCGGCACGGTCGCTCTCGATGGTCCGACCCTGGCCGCGCTGGAGACGATCACCGTCGCCAACTTCCCGGCAGTCCAGCCCGTCAATGGCACCGTCGCTGTGTCCAACATGGTCGCTGCCACCGAGACCGGATTGGCCAAGGACGCAACCCTCAGCCCCGTGCGGGACCGCTTCGCCGCCGTTCAGACCGCCAAGGCCACCTACACCACCCCCGGCGACCACACGCTCATTCCGGCGCCGGCCAGCCCTCTCGCCCTGCGGCCGGTCTGGCTCTTCGCCCAGGCCAAGGGCGCCCTCGACACCGGCACCGTCATCGTGTCCATCACCCTCGGGGGCCGGTCCTATGAGTTCGAGCTGACCGGCTCGCAGCCCTTCGCCCACAGCGCGGTGTGGGACGGGGAGGTAGGCGACGCCTTGATCGTGAACACGTCGTCGGCGGCGGCCGTGATGGTCAACGTCGACTACCGGCTCTACCTGCCATGAGAGGAGGTCGCCCGTGACCGTCGAGATTCGCAGGGGCAAGACCGTGGAAGCCAGCGGCGACACCGTGGACGAAGCGCTGTGGGAGCTGAAGCGCAACCGTCCAGGCGACCACATCTACCCCGCCTATCGCTCGATCGACAGCACCGAGATCACCGGCGTGGATGTGCGGCCGCACGACGACGAGATGAAGATCATCAAGATGACGGTGGTCACGAAGTGAAGGTGACCAGGAGCTTGGCTGGTGCGCTCAGGACCGACAACAGCATCTCGGCCGTTCTGACGCCGGACGGGGGTAGCTCTGTCGACCTCGGCCGAATCACCTCTCCCTACGCCGACCGCATCCGCAACTGGCTGTGGAAGCAGTGGAAGTACCGGGACAACTGCCGCCGGCTGGACCGCATGGACCGCTACCACCCGCTCCGCCACGCCACGGGATGGCGCAACGAGTCCGGCATGGCGACGGTCTTCACCAACGTCGGCAAGAACTGGGTGGCGGACAAGTGCCGGGACACCGGAGCCGGCGTGGGTCTGGTGGCAGCGGGAGAGGTGCCGAACCGGGTGGCGTGGGGCACGGGCGCGGGAACCGCCCTGGTCACCGACACCACCCTGTTCACCGAGGCGTCCGAGGCTCGAGCCCTTGCCACGCTTTCCGGCGTCACCACCACGGTCACCGGCGACACCCTCCAGGCCGTAGGTACGATCACCGCCGACGGCACCAAGACGGTCACCAATGGTGGGTGGTTCAGCGCCCTCACTGGCCCCGACATGCTTGGCAAGGGCGACTTCTCGGGTGTCCCGGTGGCTCTCAACGACGCCATCGAGTTCACCTGGCGCTTGCAGTTCCAGTAGCCAGCCCGTGGCCACCCAGACCTTCACCGCGGCCGGTTCCTGGGTCGCCCCCACCGGTGTCACCTCCGTCGTGGTCACCTGCCGAGGTGGCGGAGCCGGGGGCGGCACGGCCACCGTCAACGCCGGCGGTGGTGGAGGAGGCGGGGCCTTCGCGCAGAGCACGGTCACCGTGGTCCCTGGCACCAGCTACGCCATCGCCGTAGGACAAGGAGGCGCCGCGGCTGGGGGTAACAGCTCGTTCGGCTCCACGACCGTGGTAGCGGCCGGCGGCACCGCAGGAGGCAACGGAGCGGCCGGTGGAGCGGGAGCATCCGGGCCGGGCGGCACAGTGGCGGCGTCGACGGGAACGATTCGCTTCGCAGGAGGCAACGGCGCGGCAGGCACGGCGGCCACCACGGGTGGTGGCGGTGGCGGTGGGGCGGGAAGCGCTGCCGCCGGCGGCAATGCCACAGGCGGCACCGGAGGCGCAGGAGGAAACGCCGGCGGAGGCGCAGGTGGCAACGGCGCCACAACGGCAGCGGCCACCACGGCGACCATCCCTGGGGGCGGAGGTGGCGGGGCCACTACCACTGGCGCCCGTAGTAACGGCGTGCGAGGCGAGGTCACTGTGACCTACACCAACGCCTCTATCACCTTTGCCCGACCGGCTCCTTGCACCATGACCATCACCCGAAGGCTCCGCCGCACCCGCTCGATCACGTCGTCCGCACCAGCCACTCTGACCAAGCGGCTTCGCCGGACTCGGGCCATCACGACCGCTGGTGCGCCGAGCCTGGCGAGGAAGCTCCGTCGTCCCCGCTCGATCACCGCCTTTGGGTCGCTATCGATGAGCCGCAAGCTCCGTCGCTCGCTGTCGATAACGACGACAGGCCTTGCGCTCATCACCAAGAAGCTCCGTCGCTCGCTGTCGATCACCGCTGCCGCCAGCCTCGTCCTGACCCGCAAGCTCCGCCGCATCCGTGCGCTGGTCAGCACGGGAACCGTTCGTCTGACCCGCAAGCTCCGCCGCATCCGTGCGCTGGTCAGCACCGGCGTCCCCTCGTTCTCCAAGCGGCTGATGCTGCGCAAGGCCTTCGCTCTGGCATCCACGGCTTCGGCCTCGCTGAACAAGAAGCTCATCATCGCCAAGATGATGGCTGTGCAGAGCACAGGCCAGATCGCCGCCTGGGCCAAGCTGCCGCTGTCGAAGATCCCGGGCGGGGGCGCGGTCATCAACGTGGTCCGCAAGATCTTCGTGACCTTCGACGACTAAGAGGGAGGCCCGCCCCATGAAGTCGGTAGGACGTGGCGGGACCATCCGCCGGGACGCGACGTTCAGCGACGGTGCGGGCAATCTCGTCGACCCGACCACCCCGCGGGTCGACATCCTCGATCCGTCCAGCCTAGCCGTGGTCACCGACGCGGCGCCCGTGCGCGACGCACTCGGCCTCTACCACTACGACTTCACCCCGGCCGTCGACGCTCCGCTCGGGGTCTGGGTGGACCACTGGACGGGCGTCATCAACGGGGCGGCCGTCTCGGGCGACGACTTCTTCGAGGTGGTTGGCGCCGGCTCGATCGGCTTCGACGGCAGCTCCGCCTTCGCCTCGCCCGACGAGCTGGCCGTCCTGCTCCAGCGCACGCTCACGCCTGAGGAGGCGGCCTCGGCCGCGCTCGTCCTCGACATCGCCAGCGCCACCATTCGCACCTTCACCCGCCAGACCTTGAGCCGTGCCACGACAACGGCTCGGCTCCTCGTCTCCTCGTCGTCCCTCGTGCTTCCCGAGCGCCCGGTCATCTCCGTCGACTCCGTGGTTTACGACCGCAGGGTCCTGGCTGCGGACCTGGACTACTCCGTGGCCGGCAACACGCTCAGGCTGGCCCACGGCTTCGACCGGTATGGGCCCGGCTACGTCGACGTCACCTACACCCACGGCTTCGACCCCATCCGGGACGACATCAAGGGCATCTGCCTGGAGATGGCCCGCTCCGCGGTCGTGGAGCCAGCCGGCAATGTCAAGGCGGAGTCCCTTGGCAGCTACTCGATCACCTTCGATCCGGGGGCCGCTGCGATCCTCAGCAAGAGCCAGCAGGAGCGGCTGCGACCGTACCGTCCCGTCATCACCAGCGTGCCAATCGCCGCGGCCTCGGCATGAACCGAGCTTCGCGGTCAGATCGACGGGTTCAACAGTGAGCCTGCTCGGTCTGCTCACCCAGCCCCTCACCGTTCAGCATCGGTCGGCGACGAGCAAGGACGAGTACGGCAACGACGTGATCACCACGACCAGCACGGTCGGGATCAACGGCTACGTCGAGCAGACCGACGCCCAGGAGGTCACGGTGGACCGCGAGACCTACCAGACGGACTGGCTGGTCGTGCTGCCAGCGGGCACGCCGGTCGACGGCTCCGACCGCATCGTCCATGGCGACAGGACGTTCGAGGTGGTGGGCCGTCCCCACGAGGTCTGGAATCCCCGCACCCGCAGCGTCCACCACATCAAGGCCCGTGCGCGTGAGGTCGTGGGGTGAGCGGCCGCTTCGTCCCCAACCCGGCCCTCGAACGCCAGCTCCGGGAGTCCCCAGAAATGCGGGCGGCCATGAGGCGTGCCGGGGAGCAAGCGGCCCAGGAAGCGCAGCGCCTCGCCCCCGTCGACACCGGTGAGTACCGCAGCTCCATCAGGGTCGTCGATACGCCCACCGGCGCCCGAGTCGTAGCCGAAGACGACAAGGCGACCTACATCGAGTTCGGAACCGAGGACACGCCCGCCTTCGCCCCACTGCGCCGCGGCACCGAGGCGGCCGGGCTCCGGACACGCAGGCGGTGACCGCCGACGTCCTGCCCGACGCCATCAAGTTCATCCGCGGCTACCTGATCACCAAGCCCGCCCTCACCTCCCTCGTTGGCCAGCGCATCTCCACTCGCTCAGCGGCGACGATCGTCTATCCCTACCTGACGCTGCAGCGCATCGGCGGCATTCCTGCGGTCCCTCAGCGCCTCGACAGCGCCCGCATCCAGGTCGAAGCGTGGGATGACACCGAGGGCGGTGCCTCGCTCGTGGCTCGTACCGCACGTGCCCTCCTGCACGACATGGAGGGCCACTCGACCGAGGAAGCGGTCTGCACCGGTGTCGACGATGACCTCGGCCTGAGCTGGGTTCCAGACACGAGCCGGACCGGCGACGCAGTCCGCACGCCGCCCACCCCGAGATGGCTCTTCGGGGTCACCGTCCATCTGCACGCCCTTCCCTGAAAGGACCATCGCTCATGCCCTCGAACAAGGTCGACATCGTCCTGTCCAATCCCTGGCGCGACCCCAACGGCAAGGTCCACGACGTCGGCGAACGCCTCTCCGTCGAGGCGTCGGTGGCTGAGCGGCTGGTCGCCGGGGGCGCCGCTGCGCCGGCCACGAAGACAGACGCCGCCACCACCGGCGGCAAGCCCGCATCCGCCAAGTAGTTCTCGACCAAGGAGACCATCCACATGCCCAAGTCCACCAGCCAGATCACCGTCGGTGCCAACGGGTCGATTCACGTGGCCTCGGCTGGCACTGCCGCGCCGAGCGACATTGCCACCCCCTGGGCCGCGGGCTGGGTCGACCTCGGCTACGCCAACAACGACGGGGTGAAGTTCACCGACGCCAAGACCACCGAGCGCATCGACGTGTGGCAGTTGTTCTATCCCGCCCGCCACATCGTCACCGCCCGGGACACCAAGGCCTCCTTCGTCCTGCGTCAGTGGTCGAAGGACACGGTGAAGCTCGCCTTCGGCGGCGGCACCATCACCACCACGGCCGGTCCCCCGGCGCACTACCTCTACCTGCCCCCGGATCCGGGGTCGCTCGACGAGCGGGCGATCGGCATCGAGTGGATCGACGGCACCAAGGTCTATCGCCTGGTCCTGCCGCGCGTGCTCGTGACCGAGAGCGTGGAGACCAACCTGGTCAAGACCGGCGCTGCCGACCTGCCCATCACCGTGGGCGTCATGGGCGTGGACGGGGCATCGCCCTGGAGTCTTAGGACTAACGATCCCGCTTTCGCCTGATGCGCCTTGACCTGGACGCGGCACGGGCCGCACGCGCAGCCAAGGCCGAGGCTGAGGGCGAGGCTCACGTTCTCGTGCTCGGCGGCCAGGAGTTCGAGCTCCCGACCGAGATGCCGCTGGACTTCGTGCTGGCGGCCGCTGAGGGCGATGTTGCCGGCAGCCTCAGGGTGCTCCTAGGAGAGGAGGAGTACGAGAACCTCCGGGCCAAGGGCCTGTCGGTCTCCGACCTCAACGAGCTGATCGGAGGCCTGGCCGAGGTGTACGGCCTAGAGGACGTGGGGGAAGCGTTGGCCTCGGGAGACTTCTTCTCGAAGAATGGGAAGCCCTCGAGGCCGACTTCCAAGCGGTCTACGGCCTCGACCTCCGCGCGCAAGTCTGGGGGCCGCAAAAAGTAGGAGTGCGGCGCCTGCGAGCGCTGATCCTGGGTCTGCCTCCGGGGTGCGCCTTGCTGCGCACCATGGACCCGGAGGGCTCGCAGTGGTCCACCACCGACGAGCTCCTGGCCACCCTCATCGAGGTGGTCGACCGCGGCGACCGGTGGTTCTTCATGGCCCACACAGAGAAGGACACCACCCCTCCCGACCCCATCGTGATCCCCCGCCCAGGCCAAGCCAGCAACGGCGAGGCCGTCGACAGCGATCCCGAGGACAGCAACCGCCCGGCGACCGCCGCAGAGATGAAGGCCTTCTTCGGGGGCGCGGTCGAGTACGTCCCTGAGTAGGAGGTGGTCCCGATCGCCAGCTCGATCAGGTCGACGGAGAGCGGTACCGCCGAGGGAGTCCGTCATAGGCGGCATGACACTTCTTGCACAGGCGGATGTAGGCCACTGATGGCGGCGTGGCTACGGAGTAGCGACCGAGGAGGCTTGTGCGGATCGATTCGACCGGCGCATCTCGGCGGAGGGCGCAGTCAAGTCGTCCCCCCTCTGTTCCGCAATGGCCGCATACGCGGGGAAGCGCCCGAGCAGCGCGGGTGTGTACGGCTGAATATCCGACGTCTTCTCCGTACCAATTCGGGTTGGCCTCGGCCAGGTAGCGACCTTTCAATGTCGCCGCAATTTTGGCCCGTTGTTCCTTCGGCTTCGGCTGACCGCGATGGGCGGACGCCACCTTCTCCACGATGTCGGCTCTCCTCATCGGGTTGCGGTCTCCGAGCATGTCCGGCCGGGGAACCCCCGTCTTCGTTCGCCTGGACGCCTCGCCAATTTTCCGGCGCGTCTCAGCCGACAGCTTTTTCCCTTGGTGTGAGCGCCGTAGGCGTTCGATCCATAGGGCATATGCGACTGGGTCTTTCGGCGGGGGCACCAGAACAGCGTACACCGACGTTATGTGGTGAGGGGCGGACATGAGCAACAGCGCTGGGTCCGCCTTCGTAGAGATCGAGCCCGAGCTCCGGGCCTTCGGCCAGCGGCTTCTCGCCGGCGTCCGGCGCGACGCTGAGCGGGCCAAGGCCAGCATCGACGTCGTCCCCAACCTGCAGGCCTTCGGCCAGCGCCTCAAGGCCCAGCTCGCCGGCCACCGGTCCGAGCGCATCAACATCGACGCCGAGGCCGACACCAGCGGCGTGGTGCGGGAGGTTGACGCCACCGTTCGCCGGGCCGAGCGCAGGGGCCCGATCCGGCTCAAGGTGGAGGCCGACGGCCGCGGGATCGCCGCCGCCGGAGGGGCGCTGTTCGCGGCGTTCTCGGCCCGGGACCTGACCAGGTTCGCATTCGGCGCCACCGCCATCGCGTCGGCGGTTCAGCCGGCCGCTGCCGCCCTGGCCGCCCTGGCTGCTGCCGCCATCGGGGCTACCTCCGCTCTCTCTCCGCTGGTCGGCTTGATACCCGCCCTGGCCGTGGGGGCAAGCGCTCTGGGCCAGGGACTCGGTGTGGCTGCCGGCGCCCTGTTCGGCGTCGGTGACGCCCTCAAGGCCTACAAGCAGTCCCAGGACGCCGCGGCTGTCTCCACCACCGCCGGGGCCAACGCCGCCCGAGTTGCCGCCCGAGCCCAGCGCGACGCGGCCCGCCAGCTCCGCGACGCCCTCTCCGACGTAAACGAGGCGAGACGCTCCAGCGCCGAGGCTGTCACCGCCGCCTCTGAGCGGGTTGATGAAGCCGAGCGGGATCTGGCCCGGTCCCAAGAGGCAGCGACCAGGGCGCAGGAAGCGCTCACCGACGCTCGCCGGGATGCCCGTGAGGAGCTCGAAGATCTACGGCTCAGCGTGGAGCGCTCTGCGCTGGGAGAGCTGCGGGCGCAGGACCGGCTCATCAACGCCCGGCGCAACCTGGCCCGCGCCCGGTTGCTGGACGCCACCAGCGGGGGACGCGCGTCCCACCAGCTGCGCGACGCCACCCTCGACGTAGCCGAGGCCGACCTGGCCGTGCGGGAGGCGGCCGAGAAGCGGGGCGACGAGCAGGAGCGGCTGAACAAGTTCACCCGTGACGGCATCGACGGCAGCGAGCGTGTGGTCGCCGCTCAGGACGCCGTGCGCAACGCCAGCGACCGGGTGGCCGAATCTCGGCGCTCAGTCGCCCAAGCAGAGCAGGCGGTGGCCAAGGCCGTCGAGGCCGGGTCTCGCCGGGTCGCCGCCGCCCTGGAGAACGTGGAGCGGGCGCAGGAGTCGGTGTCCGACGCGGCCGAGCGGGCTCAGGAGTCGACGACGTCGGCAACCAAGGCGACCGACAAGTTCGCCGCCGCCATGTCCGGCCTGTCGCCGGCGGCGCAGTCCTTCGTGCGCACCCTGCTCTCCTTCGAGGCCCCGCTGAAGCGCCTGCGGGACGTGGCCGCCGCCAACCTCTTCCCCGGCCTGGAGCGGGGCCTCAACGCCATGCGGCCCCTGTTCGCCACCTTCGAGCCCATCGTGGCCGCCACGGCCCGGACGCTGGGCAACCTGGGCGAGCGGGCCGGCCGGCTCGTGGCCTCGCCCTTCTTCCAGCGGTCCTTCACCACCCTGGGGATGGCCAACGTCCGCATCCTTGAGTCACTGGGCGGCGCCGCCCTGGCCCTGGCCCCGGCCATCGCTCAGATCCTCATAGCGGCCGTGCCCCTGGCCGAGGCCATGGCCCGGCTGGCGGAGACGTCGTCGCTGGCCTTCGCCGCCTTCATCGACGGGCAGGAGAAGTCAGGCGGGCTGGCACGGTTCTTCTCGGCCACCGAGCACAGCGTGCGCCTCCTGTGGAACATCCTGCGGCCGCTGATCGAGGTCATGGTCGGCGTCGGTCGGGCGGCCAAGCAGACCGGAGAGTTCGTGCTGGGCGGGATGGGGCGCTCTCTCGACGAGCTGGCCACCAAGGTCAACTCCGTCGAGGGCCAGACTGGCCTGCGGGACTTCTTCGCCAGCCTGCAGCCGGCCCTGGCCGAGATGGGCCGCCTCGTCGTCGACCTGGCTCGGGAGTTCGTCAACTTCGCGCGCGACGGGGCGCCCAAGCTGGCGCCGCTCATCAAGCAGGTCCGGGAGGAGCTGCTGCCGGCGCTGGTCGACCTGGCCAACAAGGCCTCGGACACCGGCCCCAAGATCGTCGACTTCCTGACCTCGGTCACCAAGCTCCTGACCGCCTTGCCTATCGGTCCCATCGTCGACGTGCTCATGCGGTTCTTCGACGTGCTGACCCTGGTAGCGGAGAGCCCTATCGGCGGCTTCCTGTTCCAACTGCTGACCTCGTTCACCTCCGTACGGCTGGCCGTGTGGGCGCTCACTCCTGTGCTGGGCCTCTTCGGCGTGACCATCGGTGCGCTCCCCATGATCGTTGCCACCGCGGCGCTGTTGATCATCACGCACTGGGACAAGGTGAAGGTGGCGCTCGTCACCGGAGTGCAGTTCATCGTCGACAAGATTCTCGCGGCCGTCGAATGGGCTGCTCGTGGGCTGGCGACCGCCTTCGGCTGGGTGCCCGGCATCGGTGACGACCTCAAGAAGGCCGCCAAGGCCATCGAGGGGTTCCGGGACCGGACCAACGCCGCCCTCGACGGCATCAAAGACAAGACCATCAAGATCAACTTCGAGGTCTCCCGCCAGCTAGAGGAGCGGGTGGTCCCGGGCCGATTCCGTCGAGGCGGCGCAGGAGCGAACGACACCTTCCACACCGGCATGGACATGGGACCGATCCGCGGGCGCCCTGGCCAAGAGGTGGACATCCGGGCCAAGGCGGGCGAGTGGGTGGTCACCCCGGCCCAGATGGCGGCGCTGCAAGGAAACAACGACGGCGCGGCGGCGCCCCCGGTCACCAACTGGAACGTCACGAACAACATCACCGCCATCCCCGCGGGCGACATCGCGACCGAGATTCCCCGCCGGCTGCGAGCAGCTCAACACCTATGGACCTGAGGCGCGGGTAGATGGCC